TTACATCTCCTAAACCAGATAAGGTGCTAACATCCGCATCTGCTGACCACATACCTTCATTAGCAGCTATGTAAGAAGATAAGGATACAGTGGACCCTTCAACGCTTGTTACAAGGCTGCTTAACGCACTGTTAGTAGAAGAGAGGACATACTGAGGGTGATCATTGTCCTCAAGACCAGTAAGTAAACCATGATCAACAGCACCCCCACCACCTATAGGAACAGCGTTCTGCCAGTCGTCTGTAGCAGAGAAATAAACTAAAGCTTGACCTTGTTCTGGTGAACTGATGTTAACATTAGTAAGACCTTCTAATGCATTAGCAACATTAGCCCAATAAACACCTAAAGCTGCACCAGCACTGGCAGTTAAAACTTGACCGTTAGATCCTTTACCAAGATCAGTATAAGATGATCCATCAGCTACGATGATGTTGCCTTTAGTATATGGAGTTATTGATAGATCCGTTTTCATTAGCGGATCTGTAATCCATCTATCCAAGAACGAACTATATCTTAAAACATCACCGTCAGAAGCAGCACTAGCATCTACATTAGCAAGATCATCTACATTGATAGGTCTTGGAACATAGGAGCTTACAGAGTCTTCGTAGATTAACATAAATCCCGCTGAAGGATCTATTATCGCTACATCAGCTAATGAAGACAGTGGAAGTCTTGATGGAACCCAATAATTACCATTCCATACAAGACTATCACCTGCCACAGGGTTTGAAGCTAAAGGTGCTCCGATAGCTACATCTAGAAGATTTGAAGAAAGAGTTAGGTTATTTATACCTATTAAATTAATTAATTGTCCTACGCTAGAGACCCCAGTCCCACCGTGCTCAATACCAAGAGTATCTCCTGATTGAAATTCTCCAATCGTAGGTATTCCAGATACTGTTAGTAGCCTTAAAGGTATTCTATCTGTCATGATATATTATATACCTTATAAGAATAAGGTATATCAATTACCTCTAGAGGATCTAGAATCTTTTAGATTGTTTGCCACCTGAACAACACCATATCTTACAGCATAGACTATTGTTCCAGCAGTATTATGTGATATCTTTACTTTACTAGTAAAGTCTGGAGAAGCTAGGGAAAGAATAACAACTCCTATATTTGCACTAGCTAATGATCCAACAATTCCTGAAGTATCATTAAGAGTTATTGTGGCTGCTGTTGGCATATCAGCGTATGCTTTAGCAGTTGAGATATCAGGAACCACCATGAACATGGTACCACTAGCGTTTCCACTAACAGGCTCAACTGCAATGTAGTTACATTCTAGTGCTACTCCAGATGAATCATGTAAAGTAACCTCTACAGCACCTGTGCCTGTAATGCTAACATACTTACTAAAAGGTCTATAAGTTTCTCTCATCATTCATCTCCTAGGTCAGGTCCTGAGATTAAGTCTTCTAGGTCAGATAAACTCTTCATAAGATCGGAGGTATTACCGATTGAAGACTCATCTTCCTTTAGCTTCTTCTTCTCGCCTTTTTCTTCTTCCTCACTCTCATCTTCCTCTTCTTCATCATCCTCTTTTTCATCTTCCTTTTTAACCTTCTCGTCTTTTTCAAGAACTAAGGTATCAAGAATAAAGGAAACGAAGTCCTCCTCGCTTTCGATAGACTCATTAAGAGAGAAATCAGATCTTACAGAGTTCTCCTCGTAGATGTCAGCAAGGCCAGACTCCGAGAAGAGATACTTAAGACCTTCATTAACATCAATGGCTTCTACACCATTCTTACCCTTTAGCATCTCAGACATGTTAAAGAGGCACTCCTTAATAACACTACCTCTAGGAGCCAGCTTGGAAAGGCTTTCAAAGATAAGTGATTGAGTGTTAAGAAGAGTCTTAAAGGTTGGAATCTCCTTGACATTGTTAAGGTTGATACCGTACTTCTCCTGAAGTAAGTTTGAAACAAGAGCCTTAAGAGGCTTCTTCATTTCAAATAGTTTACCTGTGAACTCCTTGAGATCACCTTTGGTGTAGTGTACATTCTCATGAAGAGTATCAAGGTTGTTCTTGATTGTGTTAGATAGTTGCTTCTTAGAGATGAGAGCAATGTAAGGAATGTCAACAAAGCACTCTACAAGAGCCTTTTTAATCTCAGCAGTATCCTCTTCAAATATTTTAAGAGATAAATCAGATACTTTAGGCTCAGTAACCCAAACAGTATCAAAGGATTTCTTTGATTCTAGTATCTCTCTCTTCAAAAGCTCCTGAGAGCAGATCATCTCGTAGATGTCTCTTGATTCCTTGATTGGGAAACTAAGAGAAGTTCCTTCCTCGATCTTCTCAAGGTCAACTCTTGGAATATTAAAAGCATTCGATACAGTGTTTGAAAGCTTAATGGCATTTCTAATCTCCTGTATTCCCTGGATCTTCTCTTTGTTGTCCTTTATGAATTGAGAAATGTTTTCTGAAAGTTCAAGGAATCTTCCAAACTCTTGAGTCTCAAGAATATTGAAAGTCTTGTTGAACTGCTCAGACTTCTCACGAAGCTTACCAACAGTTTCGTTGAACTTTACTTTTTGAGTCCAAGAGTCGATGATATCATCAAAGATGCTACCAGCCTCGACTAACTCGTCGGAGTAAACACTCTCTACAAAGCAAGAAATTTGATTCCGTGAGGCAGAATCAAATTTATCCTTGTCTGAGAAGATCTCGCCACTTTCAACGACGATATTATCAAAAAGAATCTCGTCTGTAAAATAGTAGTTGCCCTCTATGACTAAACCACTCTCTGTTACGAAAGTGGCTAGGTTTTCAGAGTCATCCACCGAGAATAGACTAACATTCTCTCTAATTGAGTAACCTAAATTGTCAGCTAACATGTTTAGGTTTGTGACTTTCTTATTTCTTTGATCAAAGAATTTTTTCATGACTTTTTAAGTAAATTCTCTATTTATATAGCTTGGTTAATCTTTTCAGATTTTATTATTTAGTTTTATTTCTTAGAATTCTAGATATAGCCTTGTATTTTGGTGAACTAGGACCTTCTTCCATTAAATATCGGTTTTTGAGTCTTTCTAGTTCTTCATTTTTACTTTTAGCTGCTTGTTGAGCTTGTTGTTGGTCTAATTGAGCCTGTTGGGCCTGCTGTTGCATGTTTGCATTGGTTTCAATATCGGTTTCAGCCTGAGTTTGAGCTAATTCTTCTTGATTAGACTGTTCTTGCTCTGCTTGAAGATCCTTTTTAAGCATTTCAATCTCAGTATCGGTCATATCATAGAATTCTTTGTAGATATAATCCTGTGGGAACAGCCCAGTCCCGATTACAGCCTGCACAACGCGAGCTTTTGTCTCATCAATCTGCAATTTGCGTGTAATGAAGACATCAGAAGGGTCAGGAAGCCTAATTTTTACATCATTTATGATTGTTTGAGGGTATCCTAACATAGATAAGTGCTTTTTGGCTATCTCAGTGAAGCCAACAGCTACCGATTCTTGCACTCTCTTGATGACGCGAGCAAATTTTACATCAAGTTGGCTCAAGTTAGCCTTTCTCTCAGGAGATTTGTCGAATTCAACGATGTAATCCTTTGGAATTTTAAGGGTTGCGAGTAATTTATCGCGGAAATACTTGACATCATCAACCTCACCAAGGTTTTGAGCGCCTGGAAGAGTATCAATCTTAGTTCCTTGGTTGCCTCTAACAGGTACAAAGAAGTCTTCATCGACTGCAAGAGGGTTGTAACGACCATCAACCTTGTTTTGGTTATGGAATTTCTCCTTCTTGAACCGAGTTTTCATTGTCTCAATGAAGTGTTCAGCCTTTGAAGCAGGAAGATTACCTACATCGACATAAAAAATGCGTCTCTCAGGTGCTCTGGAAAGGCGATAAACAAGCATTGCGTCTTCCATCAGCTTCAGGGAACGATAAACACGGATAGCACCAGCAAGAATAGACTTACCATAAGGGTAATACTTAGGATCAGAGGTGTGAAGTCTAAAGTGAACGATCTGGTTTCTATCTAGTTCGATGTATTGAGACTTACCCTGGTACATGTAACCAGGGGCAGAGTTCTTTTCAGGGATCTCTTGAAGGAAGGTTTGTAGTCTACCGAACTTATCTTCCAACCTAATGATAAAATAAGGGTTTAGGATCTTGATCTTGTGAATGCCTGCTGCCATATCAAGAGCATTGGCTACAACCTCAACAAAGGCATCACCAAACTTGCAAGAGTTTCTAAAGATATCCCAGTAGTATTGGTCTAGTTTAACTTTTTTGAATAGATCTTCAACCTCTTCTATAGCATCAATACTGTCTGAATCAACGATCCATAATTTATTTCTAGTGTCTTTTTGAGTACAGTCATCAGCGTAAATATCAAGAGCAGCAGTGATCTCAGGATAATCATCCATTTTCTCATACTCGTCATACCTCCGCTTTCTGTTCATCTCAGCCTCTACAATGAAAGGCTGATTTCTACTGTAAGACATTAAAGGCTGACGAGGATCTTCGATACCCGCAGGGTTAAGGATAACATCACCCTCAAACCTTCTAGGATCTCCGCTCATTAAAAGCTTATTCTGAGCCTTTGTAGCAAAGAAGGTAGAGAACACACGGGACATATATCCTGTGCTATACATGTTCTGAACACCTCCATCGGCAAGAGGTGTCCAAGAGGTCATGCCTGGACCAGCGTTCTCGTTTATTTGATTACCCATGTTATGTCTTCCTCTTTCTGACCACCTGTAGTCATGATTCTAAATTGCTTTAATGGCATGGGAGGCATCTTATCTTTAGAAGGATTAAATTTAACTATCTCAGGGTTATCTTCTCGATACCTTCTTCCACCATAAATAGATAGTGCTAAACTCATCACAAGGTCATCATTTTGTCCAGTATCTGCTTTAACCTTTCCGTTCTGGCTTATAATGAAGGTATTAAGCTCCATAACAGTTCTCTTGGAATTAATTTTAACCTCGCTCATCCTAATAGCTTCTTCCATCTCGACTAGGATAGTATCACGATTCTTAGCTGTTATCTGCAATCCCATCTGCTGTTTCTCGTCAAACCAGACATTCTCATACTCAAGCTGATCGAATAAGTAATCAAGTAAATTATTACCTATGGTGTTTCTCTCAACAAGAACCGGACATAAATTATAATAGTTGCCCTCATCGAAACATATCCTAGCAAACTCGTTTATGGGTGTAGTATTTGAGTAGAACTCAGCCACCTGCTCACCTGAATAAAGATCAATAATTTGGAAAGCAGAATAATCACGCCCACGACCCAATGCCACATCGACCGCCATAAAGTATGTCGAGTTAGGGTCTGGATCTTTCCACACATACATTCGGTTATTGTACTTGCGATAGAAGTTATCATTTATGTTCTCCGTAAGTGCCTGTAATATCTGACCCTCAATAAAGGTATCACCTGTACCAAGGAATTCACATTCGTATTCCTGTAACCATTTCTTGTGGCTAATGTTAGCGCGTGTAGTAGGTTCCCACTCATCTATATCCATAGGAGGGTCACGCTGTTCCATCTCCTTATAGAGCCACTCAAAGCCTTCTACACGATTGTACTCAGGATGGTCCTGCCATCCTATCTGGATTGGGTTAAATGCGTTAGCGCCGTCCACAGCGCGTGTCCATGTATCGTAATACCAGTTACCAATACCGTTAACAGTAGATAACACAAAAGCCCGACCACCAGTAGAGATGATAGGATAAACAG